CAGGAGACACTAATACTAAAACACAATTTAACTTGACTAAGTATACTTCATTTGGAAAATCTGTAGCTTGGGCATCTAGTTCAAATCAGTATGGTGGTGGTCAAAACGCATATACGGGAGGGTCTGCTACTGCTGGTCCTACTGAAGTATATTTGAAAAATGGTGATTTCTTTTCAATATCAACTTATAATGGTTATCCTTCGTCTAGTGAATTTAGATATCAATATCTAGTAATACCAGAATAATATGGCAGTAAATTTTCCAAATAGTCCTTCAACTAACGATACCCACACCGAGAACGGTTATACATGGAAGTGGGATGGAACTACTTGGATAATTCAATCTATTGCTCCTCCAGGTCCCACAGGTCCTAGTGGTCCTCCAGGTCCTAGTGGTGGAGATGGTCCTGCTGGTCCTCCTGGTCCAACTGGTCCCCCTGCTACGGTAAGTAGTGATCCTATAGGATCAATCATAGCATGGTCTGGATCTACATCTAATATACCAAGTGAATATCAATTATGTGATGGTGCTACACCAGTTACAGGTGCATTACAACTAATTGTTGGGGTAGGTAATGGTGTTCCTGATTTACGAGGTAGATGGATTGTTGGAACAAATGGTTCATTTCCTAATAAAACTTGGGGAAATCATTTTTCAAGTGGATCTGCTACACCTCCATATTATTCCTTATTTTACATAATCAAACATAGTGCTAGTCCAACTGGTCCTGCAGGTCCTCCAGGTCCTCCTGGTTCAGGTGGTGGTGCTAGTGTAACTACTGATGATACTCCTCCAACTTCACCTAGTGATGGTGATCTTTGGTGGGATTCGCAGAATGGACGATTAAATGTTTATTATCAAGATGCCAATAGTTCTCAGTGGGTTGATGCTTCGGGTAGAGGTATATCAGTTACACAAACTACTGGAACATTTAATGTATCACAACAAAGTTGTCAAAATTGTCAAGTTAATGCTGGAGTGTGGGTGAAAACTGGCAATATACTTCATGTTGATTTTAGCATCCAACATAATGGTGGAAGTGCTGGTGATACTAATCTACGTTGGGGTGGGCAAACTCAACATCTTACAATAAATGATTCATCATTATATCCTGTAGTTGATTCACAGATACATTGGGATAGAAGATTTTATGATTTACCTCCTGGTAATTTAACTAACACTCAAGGAATATGGAATGGTAGTGCGGCTGTTACTGCGTCTGGTGGAATATATAATTTTACGGGTTTAGCAGCTGGACCAGGACAATATGGAAAATATTACTTTAGTGGTAGTTGGAGGGTAGCATAATGGCAATAGATTTTCCTACAAGTCCTAGTACAAATGATACTCATACTCATAATGGGTTGTCATGGAAGTGGGATGGTACATCTTGGATTCTACAAGCAAATGTAGAATCTGGTACAACTACATTTACAGGTTTAACAGATACACCAAGTAGTTTTACTGCTGATAAACTTGTAAAGGTAAATTCTGGTGGTAGTGCTTTAGAATTTGGAGATATTCCTTCTTCTGGATTACCTATAGTTAATGTTAAAGATTTTGGTGCAGTTCCAGGTGCTGGTGGTGCAACAAACAGAACTGGTATTCAAAATGCTATCGACTCATTAGCATCTACGGGAGGGTTGATTTATATTCCTACAGGAAGTTATGCTATAACTGGAACTATATTAATAGATCAAGGTGTTATGGGTGATGGTGGTGGTATAAGTATCATCGGTTCTACTCAGAACTATAGGATTACTGCTGCTGATGGTGAAGGACCTTGTTTGGTTTCTACTGATCCTACTAGTGATATATTCAAAGTAAATAATGTAAGAAATGTAACTTTTGCTAATTTATCATTTGATCATACAGATGGTGCTCCTAGAACTGCTGGTAGTGCTGTTCATTTTTATTCTAATGTAAATACTCAGCAGATTAGAATGGATAGGATTTATATCCGAAAACAATTTGGTGGTATTAAAGTAGATGGACATTCAATTGGAACATTTAGAGATATAGAGATTAGAGATATTGCAGTTGACGCTGGATCTTACGGAATGTTATTTTCTGCTTCTGCTGGTGGATCGGAAAGAGTTGATCAGGTAAGATGTGAAAATGTTATTATTGATGGTGTAGTTGATGGAGTTCCACATCCAACTGCAAATGGATTATGGGTTAAGGATTTTGTAAATTCAATATGGTTCCTTAATTGTGCTGTTCTTAGATGTAATAATGGATTCTTAATGGACGCAGCTGTTCCTAGTGGAGATACAGGTAATCCTGGTTCATTCTTTAGAATAAATGATTGTGATTTTGATACAAATAGACAATCTGGTATTGAGATTGCTGGTGGTAGTTTTATATGGATTAATAACCCTTATATAAGTAGTAATCTTGAATATGGTTTAAGAGTAAGTCTTACTTTTACAGGTGTATTAAGAGTAAATGATGCAGATTGTAGAGGTAATGGTCGTCATGGAATGTATATTGGATCTCATACTGCTAAGAAGATTTTTATAACCAATCCACAGTGCTGTTATAATGGAAATAGTATTAGCAATACTTATGATGGTATTCATATAATTGATAATCAGGCTTGGAATCAATCAGATATAACTATTACTGGTGGTCAATGTGGTGGAAGTGATATGATGGGAACAACTGATGGATCTCCTACTAATAACAGTACTCCTCAGAGATATGGTATTGCTTTTCAGTTAAATACAAAATATGATAGAATAAGTATTAGTCACGTTGATTGTTCTAATAATAGAACTGGAGCAGTTCGTTTCAGTTATAATAAAGGAAACGATAATTACATTCATAATGTAATAGGTGTTCATGCAGGTAATTCAGGTGTTCACGTCTAATGGCAGTTAAGATAAGAAAAGGTGGTGATTGGGTAACTATAGTAGGTAATGGACCTGCTGGTCCTACGGGTCCAACTGGTCCAACTGGTCCTGCTGGTGCTGATGGTGCAGATGGAAATGATGGTGGCACAGGTCCTACAGGTCCTGCTGGTCCGACTGGTGCTTCTGGTCCTCCAGGTCCTACGGGTGGATCGGGTGGTTCAGGTCCTCCAGGTCCGACTGGTCCTGCTGGAAATGATGGAGCAGATGGAAGTAATGGTCCTGCTGGTGCAACTGGTCCTACTGGACCTGCTGGACCCACAGGTCCTAGTGGTCCTCCAGGTCCAACTGGTCCCCAAGGTGTTGCTGGACTAGATATCGGAACTTCAGCCCCAAGTGGTCCTTCAACTGCAGGTGATTTATGGTGGGAAAGTGATACGGGACATCTATATGTTTATTATAATGATGGTAATAGTGATCAGTGGGTAGCAGTTTCTCAAGGACCTGCTGGATCGCCTGGTGGAGGTGGAGCATTTACAACAGCAAATTGGAATATACCAGTCTAAATACTAAACAGGAGATATAAAATCATGACAGCAACAGTTTATAATGGAGTATTACAGGGAACTGGAGCAACTCACATTCAAGCTCTTTACAATAACAATACTGGTAAAAATGTAAGAATAGTATGGAATTATATTAAGGCGGGAAATAGTAATCCTAATGAAGTTGAGATGATTGTAGGTCCAATAACTACACTTCCTGGTCATAGTAGTGGAAATAACCTTGATACAATCTTATTAAGTCTTGCTTCTGGTTTTTCAGCTGGTAAAAATTTGGGAATTTTTAGGAATGATACTAATACAGCACATAGAGGATCTGGTGGTACTCCAGGTAGTTTTCCAACGGAAATGATGTTGTCTGATGGAGATAAAATTAGTATACGAATTCCTGCACAAATAGGCAGTAACGTGAATGGTCTTCATTATAATTTTGTAGCGATAACGGAAGATTAATAATATGGCAGCATTTGATTTTCCAAACAGTCCATCCCTTAATGATACCCATACAGAAAATGGGGTAATTTGGAAGTGGAATGGATATGCTTGGGATAGAGTTCCAAGTAGTGGTCCGCAAGGTGCTCCAGGTCCTACAGGTCCTAGTGGTCCTACAGGTCCATCAGGTCCTACAGGTCCTACAGGAGGTTCGGGTGGAACTGGTCCTGCTGGTCCTCCAGGTCCGACTGGTCCTGCTGGTGCTGATGGAAATGATGGTGGAACTGGTCCTTCAGGTGGCACTGGTCCTGCTGGTCCTCCAGGTCCGACTGGTCCTGCTGGAAATGATGGTGCTGACGGAAGTGATGGTGGCACAGGTCCAACTGGTCCTACAGGTCCTACAGGACCAACTGGTCCTACAGGTCCAACTGGTGCTGCTGGAGCAAGAAATTATAATATAACAAATAGTGGATCTGGTTCTTACTGTGTTGATGCTGTATGCAGTAATCCAACAATAACTTTATTAAGAGGTTTAAGTTATACTTTTACTGTAAACGCAAATGGACATCCGTTCTGGATTAAAACATCCCAAACTACTGGAACTGGTAATCAATATAATACAGGAGTAACAGGTAATGGTACTCAATCAGGAACTATAACTTGGAATGTTCCATCTGATGCACCAAGTACTCTTTATTATATTTGTCAATATCATAGTGCTATGAAAGGCACTATTTCTATATCAGATCTAGGTCCTGCTGGTCCTCCAGGTCCAACTGGTCCTACAGGACCTACAGGTCCAACTGGTCCAACTGGTCCTTCAGGTGGAACTGGTCCAACTGGTCCTGCTGGTGCTGATGGAAATGATGGTGGAACTGGTCCAACTGGTCCTGCTGGTCCTACTGGTGGAGATGGTCCTCCAGGTCCAACTGGTCCAGGCGGAACTGGTCCTGCTGGTCCTCCTGGTCCTGCTGGAAATGACGGTGCTGACGGAAGTGATGGTGGTCCTGGTCCAACTGGTCCTACTGGTGGCGATGGTCCTCCAGGTCCTACTGGTGCTGATTCTACAGTTCCAGGTCCTACTGGTCCAACTGGTCCTGCTGGTGCTGACGGAAGTGATGGTGGTCCTGGTCCAACTGGTCCTACAGGTCCAACTGGTCCAACGGGTAGTGGTAGTGTTCCTTCTGGATCGGTTATGTTATTTGTACAAAGTAGTGCTCCTACTGGGTGGACAAAACAAACATCACATAACAATAAAGCACTCAGAGTTGTGAGTGGATCTGGTGGCGGTTCTGGTGGTAGTAATGCATTTACCAGTATGTTTGCTAGTAGATCTTTAAGTGTTAGTGGATCTGGAACTGCTAGTATTAGTATTAGTGGAACTACAGGAAATACTGGCAATCCTACTACAACTCAATATCTTAACGTGGTAACTGATGATCACGTTGCGTATAGTGGAGAAGTAGCAGCACACCAACACCAATTCCCTAGTAAAGTTGGAACTTCTGGTGGTAACTATGGTTTTGTAGATACTTTAAATGCTGGTTCTTCAGGACAACCTTATGTTAATAGTACTGGTTCAAACCAATCTCACCATCACGCAATATATTTACATCCATTAGGAAATCACCAACATAGTGGTGCATCTTTCTCTGGATCTGATAGTGATACTGTTAATGTCAGTAGTTCAGGTTCTTTGGACTTGGCAGTTCAGTATGTTGATGTTATAATATGTTCTAAGGACTAAATTTATTATGAAAATTGAATCGGGTAAATATTGTCCTTTAATACAAAAGGATTGTATTGGATTAGAATGTGCTTGGTTCACTCAAGTTCGTGGTATGAATCCTCAAACAGGTGAACAAATTGACGAATGGGATTGTGCTATTAAATGGGTTCCTATGATGTTGATTGAAAATACACAAATGCAAAGGCAAACTGGTGCTGCTATAGAATCTTTTAGAAATGAATCTGTAAAGGTAAGTTTACAGGCACAAGAGATATATAAAGAAGAACTGAAACAGAAATTAAGTCAACCAAGAGAAATGAAAAACATAAGTGGAGGTGTAGAAAATGACTAAGTTAACGATTGTTGCTGAAGATAATATGATTATTTTAGATAATCAGGTTATTAGAGTTACTCATACTGATATTTCATGGATACCTTCTAATGTATGGGCGGTTCAATGGGATAGTGAAAAGAATGGTGGTGAAGGTATGATAGAATATAGACCAGAAGCAGAGAAGGGAAATGATAAGATTACCAGTTTGGGAATATATTCACAGGCAATTACAGATCATGCTTCTGAGGTAACTGCTCAAGCAAATGCTTATGAAGCATCTAGGAATCATTTGAATGAAGTAAAGGATTATAGAAATATTATGCTAACTCAATCTGATTGGACTCAAGGTAGTGATTCTCCATTATCTTCTAGTAAGAAAACTGAGTGGGCAACATATCGTCAGGCATTAAGAGATATTCCAGCAACCATAGCAGCAGATAGTGGTTTAACTGCAAAGGCATTAGCAGATGACTTCACACATTCTAGTTGGCCGACAAAACCTTCATAGTATGCTATAATAATTAAACTAGATGGATAACTAGATGAATGAGTTGATACAAGTAATTAAGATTCTTAATACTTCTGATCTTAAAAAAGTAAACAAATATATTGATGGATTAGAATTTTATAATAATACTGTCTTTGGCGGTGTAGGCGAAGATTCAAAGGTAAACACTACTATTAGAAGTAGTATGGGTGCTAATCTTAAGGATGAAGATCCTGAGACTTGTTTATTACATGAACGTATGAATCAAGGTTTAGATGAATATAAGAGGAGAGTAGAAAAAATTCATCCTAATTTTAGTTTTTATCCTGTACCTGGTGCTTTAGGAACTAGATCTTGGAGAGAAGGAATACAAGCGTTAGATTATACAAGAGGACAAAATTATACATTCCATCATGATGCAGCAACAGAACCTAGATTGACAGAATATCATAGAAAAATATCTGTGATAGTATATTTAAAAGAATCTGAACGTGGAGGTGGAACTATATTTCCACATCTAACTATGAAACCAAAACCAGGTTATGGTTTAATTTTTCCTTCTAATTGGTCATATCCTCATTCTGGAGAAGAAGTTACTAAAGGTAAAAAACGAGTTGCCGTTACGTGGTATTACGTTGAGAATATATAGATATTATGCGATACATATGATTATGAATGATGAAACTGTACATGACATCATAGTTGATGTCTGCAAAAGAAGAATTACGTTAATTAGTAGTGAAGGTGAAACTAGATTTGTTAAGTGTGATAACACAGATCAGTTCATGGGTGTAATGGATGTTATTAAGGAACATGCTGATCCAGAATTGATTACTTATGTTGAACCAAAATTAACGACAGATAGCAAAGCTAAATAAAGTATAGAAATACCAACTGGACTAGTAGTATAAAAAGATGCCACTTAATAAGTTAGAGAATTTTATAAAGAATAGTGAGGGTCGCATTCTTTATGTAAATCCAAACGATCTTGATGCCACTGATGGAATAGAAAATCAGGGTAACTCATTAACAAAACCATTTAAGACCTTACAAAGAGCACTTATCGAATCCGCTAGATTTTCATATCTAAGGGGAAATGATAATGATTTAGTAGAGAAGACAACAATATTACTGTTTCCAGGTGAACACTTAATAGATAACCGTCCAGGTTTTGGTATAAAAAATGTTAATGGAACTGCTACTGCTATTAGTCCTAGTAGTGCAGAATCAGGTGCTCAAAATACCTTAACATTAACTCTTAATTCTAACTTTGATTTAACACAAGAAAATAATATACTTTATAAGTTCAACAGTACTGAAGGTGGTGTTATAGTTCCTAGAGGAACTTCTATTGTTGGATTAGACCTAAGAAAAACAAAGGTTCGTCCTAAGTATGTTCCAAATCCTACTGATGATAATGTAAAATCTACTGCTATCTTTAGGGTTACTGGTGCTTGTTATTTCTGGCAATTCTCTATTTTTGATGGAGATGAAGCTACAACAGTATATACAGATCCTACTAACTTTGATGATAGTAATAGATCTAAACCAGTATTCTCTCATCATAAGGTAACTTGTTTTGAGTATGCTGATGGTGTTAATAAGTTAGATAAGTTTGGTGGATTAACTGATCTAGATGTTTATTATAGTAAGTTATCTAATGCTTATAATAGAGCATCAATCAGAGATATTGATGAGAAGTTTCCTAGTGCTCCAGGTGGATTCTCAAAACAAAGACCTGAGTATGAGATAGTTGGTGCATTTAATTCTGATAGATTGCAGATTACAAGCATTATTTCAGGTGATGGTGCAACACCAGGACAGGTTGTTACTGTAACCACATCAATTCCTCATGAATTAACTGGTGGTACACCAATTAAAATTGAAGGTGTAAATGAATTAACATATAATATTTCAACTAAAGTTAATAGTGTTTTAAATGATAATCAATTTACATATTTGCTTCCTTATGTTCCAGCTAACCTAAAAGCTGGTCCTGCTGGCGGACTGAGTGCTGGTAATGCAGAAGTTAGTGTAGAAGTTGATACTGTTACTGGTGCATCTCCTTATATCTTTAACTGTTCATTAAGATCAGTTTATGGTATGCAGGGTATGAACGCTGATGGTGCAAAAGCAACTGGATTTAGATCTATGGTTGTTGCACAGTTTACTGGTATATCACTACAGAAAGATGATCGTGCATTTGTAAAATATAATAAGAATAGTAGAAAATATGATGGAATAACATATCAAAGACAAACTGGTGAATTGCTATCATCCGAATCATCATCTTTAAATGCTGCTACTGTATATCACTTAGATAAAGATGCTGTTTATAGAGATGGATGGAAGACAGCACATATTACAATTCAGAACGATGCAATTTTACAGATTGTTTCTGTGTTTGCTATTGGTTATCATATTCATTTCTTAGGTAAATCTGGTGGTGACGCATCGATTACAAACTCTAACTCTAACTTCGGTCAGTTTGCTCTTGCTGCTGATGGATTTAAGAAAGAAGCATTTGATAAAGATAATAAAGGATTTATATCATCTATTATTGCACCTAAAGCAGTTGTTAGTACAGAGGCTGCTATCGAGTTGAATCAACTTGATACTTCTGTTCATACTACATATAAAGCTGCTGATACTTCACTTAATAATATTCTTAGTAGAAGTAAGTTATTCTTATTAGGTCAAACTAATGAGAACTTAGTACCATCTGAAATTGCACAGGGATATAGAATCGGTGCTAGAGTTGGTGAGAAGTTTTATATAGATTTGGCAAATGGAGATAAGGTTCAGGCTACCATTTGTATGTCCAATAAGGTGATTGTTAGTGGTAATGCTTCAACAGTAACCTCAACAGTACAAGTTACTTCAGAGAAGGAGTATGAAGGTGTTCATAATGATACTACTCAAGGAAGTGCATCTATTCAACATCAGATAGTTCTTAATAACTTACGTGCTGTTGGTGCTAAACATGATCTTAATAATGGTGAGTCTATAAGAATTATTTCCGAAGATGCCGATCTACCAGAAGGTTTAGATCCTCATAGAATTTATTATGCAATTACTAATGAGAAGAATGGTTCAAGGCAAGACGGTATTAGTTTAAATGATTACACAATTCAGATTGCATCATCAAAAACTAACGCTGATAGAACCACACCACAATATATTAAGACTGTTTCCAATCCTGCTGCTGGTAAATTAAAAATTATTAGTAGAGTTTCTGATAAGAAACCAGGTGAATTGGGACATCCAATGCAGTTTGACTCTACAGTAACAGTTCAACTAGAAGGTGGTGGCACTTCAACAGGTAACTGGTTTATTCATGTTGATCCTATAACAGACAATACTGCCGCAACTTATAATAGTGTATATGATAACTTTGCTAATTTAGATCCTGATGATGAGGATATTCCTTACATTGAAAGATTAAATGATAGTAGAAGTTTGGATGATAAACTCTATAAGTTTAGATATGTAATTCCAAAAGAATTAGAAAATGCCAGAGATCCTAATGATAGTTTCATTATTCAAGATTCTAGTTCTACTAATGTAAGATCATTAGCAGATTTTACTAGATCTGCTATTGAAGGAAAGGATTATGATTATGATAGAAACACACGATTTATTTCCTATCTAGATTTTAATAGTACTACTAAAATTGTTACTATAAGATCAGATAAGTCTCATAATCTAAATGCTGGTGAACAGATTATTGTTAAGAATATAACTGATACTGTTAACACTAATGGTGCAGCAGATAAAGGATATAATGGAACATTCTTAGTTAATAGTGTTATTAATGATAAGACCTTTACATATAAAACAACTGATATTTTAGGTAATGTTCATAATGTAGGAACATATAATAATGATACTCATACTAGGACTCTTTCATTACCTAGATTTGAGAGGAATAATAACCAAGAAAACTTATTCATCTATAGAACCGAAACAATATATCCATATGTTGAAGGAGCTCAGGATGGTGTTTACCATATGTATGTTCTGAATGGTAATAATACTCTAGAAGAAGAATTTGCTGCTGGTAAGTATAATCAGAATGTTGTTAATCTTTATCCTGAATTGGATAGAGATAATGTAAATGACAATCCACAGGAAGCAGCTAGTTATGCTAAGAGATTCCCTATTGGTGATGTAGTTAGTAATGATCTTAAGAAAAGTATCACCAGAGAAACTGCCAATAAGATCGTTAACAGTTTTGGTGTTGCAAATACAATTAGTGATGTAACTGATAATACTACTTCTGCTGTTCTAACACTTACTAAAGAACATGAACTTGGTGGTTTGAAGTATGCTGGAACTGTATCAGGTGGAGGTGGACATACTGATGGAACTTACTATAACGTAAAATTATTTGATGATGCTTCTGCTCCTGCTTCTGCTGTATGGAAAGGTGCTACTGCTAAAGTTGTTGTTAGTGGTGGAGCAGTTACCGAGTATGAAATAACTGAATCAGGATCAGCATATAAGAGTGCATTATCCCCATTATACTTCGACTCTTCCTTAGTATCTCAAGGTGGTATTGGTGGAGCTCCTAGTGCTAATATTCCGATTACTGATGCAAATATTAGTTTACCAACCAATACTTATGTTCAAGTAACTGGTATTAGTACTGGAACTGATAATTACTTCAGAGTTAATGATGCTACTGATATTAATAAGATTAATGTTAATAAGAGTGCAAGTGAAACTATATTAAATGGACAAACTGTTCTTAGTATAGGACCTACTGTTGAAGTTAGTACTTCTAGTGGAACTGATACAACTACATTTAATTGTAGTACAGCACACGGATTACTTAAAGGAAATCGTTTCAGAGTATTAAATGCTTCTGATGCTAATCTTGGAGACTTTATTGTTAATGAAGTTGTAGATGTAGATAGTTTTACTGCATTAACTACAGGTGGATTAACATCTCCTAAGTATATTCTTAAACATGCATTATCTGCTAATGATGGCAACTCTGGTAAGCAGGGTGAAAGTTTAGGAGTAAGAGGAGTTTCTTTCTATGATAATGAATCTTTAGTTCTGAATGATAATATTACTTCAGTTACGGATGAAATTAAAGTTACTCTACCTGGTGGAGGCACGACTGTTGCATCTATTCAGGCAAGATTCCCATTAGGATCATTCATTCAAGTTGATAGTGAAATAATGAGAGTTGTTGATGAAACTATTGGTAGTGGAACAACACTTAAAGTTATTCGTGGTGCATTAGGTACTATTGTTGACAACCACGTTCTTAATTCTCAGATTAAGAAGATTAAACCTCTTCCTATTGAATTACGAAGACCATCTATTCTAAGAGCATCTGGTCATACGTTTGAATACCTTGGTTATGGTCCAGGTAACTACTCAACTGGTTTACCTCAAGTTCAACTTAAATCTCTAACTGAGAGAGAAGAGTTCTTATCACAATCACAAGAAACTTCTTGTGGTACTGTTGTTTACACAGGTATGAATGATAAGGGTGATTTCTATATTGGAAACACTAAGATTTCATCTGACTCTGGTGAACAGATAACATTTGATATTCCAATTCCAACTGTAACAGGTGAAGATCCAAGTACGCTTAGTGTTGTATTTGATGAAGTAAT